AGGAGCTGATACTCTTATAGAAACAATTGAGAGTGTTGCCAAACAAACATATGATAATGTTACTGCCCTTATTGTGGTTGATGGGAAACAATTTGCATCTAAAGTAAGGAAACTGCTTTTAGGTAAAGGTTTTAGTATTCCTTTGCGAGTTGAATATCTAGATGAAAATGTTGGAGCTAACGGCTTTTATGGTCATAGGATTTATGCAGCTTATTCTCATTTAGTTAATGAGGATTATATTTTCTTTCTTGATCAAGATAATTTGTTTGAGTCAAATCATATTGAAACTATGATTGCTAAATTAGAATCAACTAATTCTGATTGGGCGTATAGTTTGCGTAATATTTGCGATAAAAATGGAAATTATATTTATCAAGATAATTGCGAAAGTTTAGGTAAATGGGAAGCATGGACTAATTGTTATCATATAGATACTAATTGTTATTGTTTTTCAAATAAAGTTGCTGTTACTATTGCAGGAGCTTGGCACGGCGGATGGGGTCAAGATAGAATTGTATTCCAGGCACTAAAACAATATTTTCCTAATTTTGAATGTTCTAACTATTATACAGTTAATTATAGGCTTGATGGTAACGAGGGATCTGTTACTAAAGATTTTTTTGAGCATGGAAATAAATTAATGAGCGAAAAATATAATAATAAATTTCCATGGAGTAAAATATGAAAATTGATATACATACATTATATTGGAATAATGGAGAATATTTAATTAAATCGCAAAAAAAAGTAATGGATCATTTTCAAATACCAGTAATATATCATAATTTAGATGGTTATCCACACGGTAAATGGATGGATGAGGTTCTTGAAAACAGTACGTCAGATATTGTTGGATTTTTTGATAATGATTGCGTCCCTTTAAATAGACAAATTGTTGATTATGCAATAAATTATGTTGCAACAAATAAAACGTTTATTGGTACAGCTCAAGTATCAAATCATATTGCGCCATATTCGCATATATTTGCTGCTCCGTGTTTTTTCTTTATTTGTCGAGAAGCATGGATACAGCTTGGTAAACCTTCTTTTTCTGAAAATACAAGATCAGATGTTGCTGAAGAAGTTTCTTATAGAGCTGAAGAACATAAATTATCATATAAAGCTTTATATCCAACTCATTTTGAGCGAGAATCAACAGAAGGTATTTGGAAATTAAGTAACTATGGATATTTTGGTATAGGAACTGTTTTTGCTAATTCCATCTATCATTTATATCAAGGTCGTTTTAAACAAAATGCAGATTTATTTGCTAAACGTTGCCAAGAAATAATTGATGGTACGTTTACTACAAACGGTATGCGTAATTCAATTTAGGAAATAATTATGAGTAAAATTAGTATAGTAACTGCTTTTTTTGATATTGGTAGGGGAGAATGGACTCCAGATAAAGGATTGCCTCATTATTTACAAAGATCTACTGATGTTTATATCAAAAGGTTTTCTTATTTGTTGAACTTAGATACAGATATTACTGTTTATACATCTCCTGACCTTGTTAATACGTTGACAGAATTAAGCGTTGGTAAATTAGCAAAAACAACTATAGTTGGAATTGATTTATCTGAATTTGATAGTATAAAAGAACGTATTGTAGATATTCAGCAAAACGAATTATTTAAAAATAGTATTTCTCCGAATCAGCTAAAAAATCCTGAATATTGGAATTCAGATTATGTATTGGTTACTAACTTAAAAGCATATTTCGTCGATTTATCTATTAAAAATGGATTATCTAAAAATGATATGGTTGCTTGGATTGATTTTGGTTATTGTAGAAGCGAACAAAATATACCACAAAGTAATTCCTGGGAATATAATTTTGACCCAACAAAACTTCATTTATTTGCATATAAGCAATATGATGGTAAAAATATATTAGAAATAATTGCAACAAATGATGTATACATACTTGGAGCTAAAGTTGTTGCGCATAAATCTATGTGGTCAATTATGGCACAATTAATGAAATCTTCTCAAGATAAATTATTTGAAAATAATTTTGTTGATGACGATCAAGGTTTATGGTTAATTTCCAGTTTAATGGAACCCTATTTATTTGAGTTGCATACAATACCAGATCATCAATTAGGTGGAGATCCTTTTGTTTTGTTTAACGAGTTTAACGATACTGTATGAATAAATTAATAATTTTTGATTTAGATGGCGTTTTAATAGATTCTAGGAATTTACATTATTATGCTTTAAATGAAGCATTAAGTCATATTGATGATAGCTATACTATAAGTATAGAAGAGCATTTAAGCGTTTATGATGGATTAAATACTACAAAAAAGCTTAAATTATTAACTCAAACTAAAGGTTTAGAACCTAAACATTATGATACTATTTGGGAAAATAAACAAAATGCTACATTTAAATATATAAAAGAATTTCAGGAACACTTTTTATTACAAAAGATATTTGCTAAAATAAAAAATAGAGGTTATAAAATTGCTGTTGCTAGTAACTCAATAAGAGAAACTGTAAAATTATCTTTATTGAGTATCGGTGTATTAGAATTTGTTGACTATTACGTTAGTAATGAAGATGTAACTAGAACTAAACCATATCCAGAAATGTATTGGAAATGTATGATAGCTATGAATGCTCTTCCTAAAAATACAATAATTGTTGAAGATAGTCATATTGGTAGACAAGGAGCTATAGATTCTGGCGCGCATTTATTAGCAGTTGATGATTCTCATGAAGTTAATTCAGAACATATATTAGATAGGATTTATAATATGATGGATAAAATCGAAGGAGTTGGTAAAAAGCCTTTGCCATGGAAAGATACAAAATTAACAGTATTAATTCCAATGGCTGGCGCGGGTAGTAGGTTTTCTGCTGCAGGTTATACTTTCCCTAAACCTTTAATTGAGGTTAGAGGAAAACCTATGATTCAAGTTGTTGTTGAAAACTTGAATATAGAAGCTAATTATGTATTTTTAGTACAAAAAGAACACTATGAGCAATACAATTTAAAATATTTGTTAAATTTAATTGCGCCAAATTGTGAAATTGTATTGGTTGATGGTATTACTGAAGGTGCTGCTTGTACAACTTTATTAGCTAAAAAGTATATTGATAATGATAATCCATTGGTTATGACTAATTCTGATCAATTTATTGAATGGAATTCTAATGAATGTTTATATGCATTTTCAGCTGATGCTATTGATGGAGGTATATTAACATTTAATGCTACACACCCTAAATGGTCATATGCTAAAGTCGATGAAACTGGTTTTGTTTCTGAAGTTGCAGAAAAGAAAGTTATATCTGATCAAGCAACAGTAGGAGTTTATTATTGGAAAAAAGGTTCTGATTATGTTAAATATGCTGAACAAATGATTGAAAAGGATATACGAACTAATAATGAGTTTTATGTATGTCCAGTATTTAATGAAGCTATTGCTGATGGTAAAAAAATACGAGTAAAAACTGTTGAAAAAATGTGGGGTATTGGTACTCCTGAAGATTTAAATTATTTTCTAGATAATCATAAAGAATGAAAAACATTATATTTTTTATAACTCATAAAACATTAGGCGTTGAACACGCTACAGCTTGTTTTTATAGTTTATCTAAACAAGAAAATGTTTCTGGTAAATTTGATGCCTTATATATTTACAATACGCACCAAGATGAATTATCAAATGATACGTTAATAGATTTATACGAAAAATTTAATTTAAATACTTTTTTTGCTGAAATTAAATTATTTGATTATAATCCTAATACCGAAAAGGCATTAGGTGCAGATATATCAACTATTAGAAATTACGTTACGGAAAATTATGTTCAAGAAGATAGAGTTTTATTATTAAAATCTGATTGCCTTTTATCTAAAAATTATTTTAGCGATATTCTTTCTTTACCTGTAGATATTCCCGCATATTTTGTTGCTCCATTTATTTGTGCAAAAGAAAGAATAACTGATACTGAAATATTTGAATATATTTCTAGAGATTCGTATATTCAGTCAGATGATATAACGTTTTTTGTGGAAGATCAAATAGGTAGTAGTAATAATGATTTTAATAACCGTCCTGAAGTAAATATAACTGATAATAGCATAAAATTTACTTCTTGTTATGTTATTAGAGATTTTTCTTGTCATTTCCTTTCTGTTGGATTATTTGATTTCGTACATATAGCTGTTCAGAGTTGGGGTGGGGTTAATTTTTCTTCTTTATTTAAGTATTTTATTGGAACTAATCGAAGTTTTGTAGTTCACAAATATCATAGTATTGTTAGTGAAAACAGAGTTACAGATAGAGAAGGTCCAGTTGTTTCTTGGTTAAAGAGTTAGTGTATGAGAATAGCAGTTTTAATAGCAGGTCATATAAGATCATGGGATTTTTGTAAACAAAATTTTTTAGAAAATTTGTATAACGCCAATCATCAAATTGATGTTTTTGTTGACACGTATAATGAAATTTTTAGGTCAGATTATCATCTTCATAAAGAATATGAAATGAATATTATTAAAAATTCTGATCAAATTAAACAAATGTTTTCTGGTATTAATGTTGTAAATTTTGGTATAGAACCTGAGGTTGTTGGACCCCCTCAAGATATGCAAAAAAGAAAATTATTACGAGTATTTAATGATTTTTTACAACATGAAAATATTTATGGAACATATGATTTAGTTATAAGATATAGATTTGATATATTATTAAATAAACCTTTAAATTATGAATATATATTACAAGAATGTACCAATAATCCTAAATTAATTTTTATTGGTGATGGTGCTGTTCATATGCCGCAAAACGATATGATGGCAATATGTAATTTCGATGCATTTAAAATATATTTAAATAGATTAAATACTTATCCATATCAACTTGATCCAATGATACATCATTATAGTATGGATCATTTAATAGCAGATTTTGGAATTGAATATAGCCAAACAATTGGTATTTCTATTGTTAGGCTTGATGGTAATAAAAATTATAGGATTGAAAAATAATGGTGAATTTATATAATAATGAATCAGATATACATGATAATCAAAATATTTATGATTCGTTTAATAATTTTATTTTTAGTAATGATAGAAATGTTTTTAATAAATTACATAGTAAATTTGAATTTTACGATAAAACAAAACATTTACTTGGAGATATTGTAGAATGCGGGGTATTTAAAGGTTCTGGTTTATTATCTTGGTTGAAAATTTTGGATATTAATGAACCGCATAGTATTAAAAAGGTTATGGGTTTTGATTTTTTTAATCCATCATTTGTAGATGAATTAAAAGATGAAACTGATAAACGAACAATGCAACAAGTTTTTGATCGAGATAAAGATTTAGATTTAAATTCTATTTCATATGATGGTATATCTAAAAAAATTATTTCAGCTGGATTTAATACTTCTAAGTTTGAATTGATACAAGGTGATGTTAGTAAAACTTCTAAACAAATTGTTGTTTCTAGACCTGGATTTAGAATTAGCATTTTATATCTTGATATGGATTTAGCAGAACCAACATATGATGCATTAGTTAATTTTTGGGATAATATTGTTTCAGGTGGTATTGTTGTATTTGATGAATACGCATATCATAGTTGGAGCGAAGCTAATGGGGTAGATAAATTTATAAGAGAATTTGGTATTGAATTGCATAGAACAAATATTAAAGCCCCTACTGCATATATTATTAAACCATGAAAACTGCAATATTATTAGTTGGAAACATAAGAACTTGGTCTTATTGTAAAGAAAATTTTTTACAAACATTTGGACATTTAAATCCTGATATTTTTGTGTCGACGTATAATTTACAGTATAATCATCATCCATATATACGAAATTTAATTGGAGATAATGAAGATGCATGGCTAACCAATGAAGAAATTGCTGATATTTTTTCTGGAATTAATGTTAAAAATATTAGTATTGATAGTAATTTACATTATAATTTGCCTGAAGATGTTAATAGTTTATTTACCGGATTAGAAACTACATTTTTTCAATATCTTAAATTTTTTCAATCTGTTCAAATAATGAATGAATATGATGAATATGATTTGGTTATTAAGACTCGTTGCGATTTATTATATAACCCAATTAATTTTGATAATGTTTTAAATTCTATTATTATTGATTCGGGTAATGTTTATCCTAATGATTGTATTTTAATCGCAAATAAAAATAATATTGTAAATATTTCTGAATTTATTATGCAAGAATTTTTTAATCCAATATATAGCAATAGTCATGATACTCCTCCACATGGACTATTGTGTAATGCTATTAACCATTTAAATATTCCTGTTCAGCAACAAAAAATTATGAATTGTGTTGTTAGAAAGGGAAATAAAATACAACAATATTAATATGAAAATTATATCGCATAGAGGAAATTTAACTGGACCTTGTTCAGATACAGAAAATCATCCCGATCAAATTAATTTATGTATATCTAAAGGATATGATGTAGAAATTGATTTGTGGTTTATAGATGGAGATTATTTTCTAGGGCATGACACTCCAACTTATAAAACTTCTTTTAGTTTTTTATTGGAAAGAAAGGATAAATTATGGATTCATTGCAAAAATCAAGATGCTGTATTTGCGTTGAATAACACTGGATTTAATTATTTTTGGCATCAAGAAGATGATATTACATTAACTTCTCAAGAATTTATTTGGGCTTATCCAGATAAGCATGCAAAATATTTTAAAAACCTTGTTATATTGGATTTTACAAAAAACGTTAATTTTGATTTTTATAAAAGCCGTGGAGTATATGCAGTTTGCATTGATTATATTATAGGTAATTAAAATGAAAATAGCTTTTCAAACGAATACAATTTGTCATAGAGGTACCACTGTGGCAATTTTAGATTATGCAAAATATAATCAGGAAATTTTAGGTAATGAGAGTATAATTGTTTATCCTACAAATTTTAGTGATTCTGGAGTTAGTTCTGATTCATTAACGCAACAAGATGTTTTGGTGGAAGTTAAGAAACAATTTACCGTAATCGGTTATACTTCTCTTGCTGAATTGGATAAAATAGTAGAAGATAATAATGTTGATGCTACTTATTTTATTAAAGGTGGATTTAATGATGGTTTAGTTACAACAAAATCTAAAAATTTAATTCATGCAGTATTTCAGGCTAATCAGCCTCATGGAGACAAATATGTTTATATCTCAGAATGGTTGTCGGATTATGTTAGTAATGGTAAAATTGATTTTGTTCCACATATAGTTGATTTACCAAAAACTAAACAAACTAATTTTAGAGAAAAATTAGGAATAGATAAAAATAAAATAGTTGTTGGTCGAATTGGTGGGTTGCACCAATTCGATATTCCTTTTGTGTTAGAAACTATTGCTCAATTTGCATACAAAAATTTAGATTATGTTTTTGTATTTGTAAATACATTTAAATTCATTAATTTACCAAATGTTATATTTATTGATCCAATAATTGATGAACAAGAAAAAACTGATTTTATTTTATCTTGTGATGCGATGATTCATGGTAGAAGCGATGGAGAATCTTTTGGTTTAGCTATTTGTGAAGGGTTATTTCATAATAAACCTGTATTTTGTTTTAATGGTGGTCGTGATAAACATCATATAACTTTATTAAAAGATAGTGGATTATTATATAATAATGCTATTGAATTGCGCGATATGTTACTTAATGTTAAATTATATAATAAAAATTATTCTAAATTAGTAGAAAAATTTAACCCGCATACAGTTATGGAAAAGTTTAAAACCGTTTTCCTTGATTAAAAGTGCTTGACAATATAGATGTTTTATATTATAATAGGGCATCTATTTAAAAAAAGGTGATATATGAAAGTATTGGTTACTGGTGGTTGCGGTTTTATTGGAAGTCATTTAATTGATGCACTAGTTGGCTCTGGTTATACCGTTGTTAATGTTGATGATTTGTCAGCTGATAATGATCAATTTTATTTTAATGAAAACGTTAAAAATTATCATTTTGATATTTGTAATACTAAACAATTAATTTCAGTTAGTAAAGGGTGTGAATTTATATTTCATTTAGCCGCTGAATCTAGATTAGGTGCTTCTATTGCTAATCCAAGAAAGGCAATTGATTCTAATATTAAAGGCGTTGTTTCTGTATTAGAAGCAGCAAAAGCAAATAAGATTAAAGGTATTGTTTTCTCTTCAACTTCTTCAATATATGGATTAAATACAAATTTTCCATTAAAAGAAACTGAGCGAGAAGATTGTTTAAACGCATATGCATCAACTAAATATGCAGCAGAATTATTTTTGAGAAACTATTATGAAATTTACGGAATTAAATCAGTTATTCTTCGCTATTTTAATGTTTATGGCGAACGTTCTCCCAAATCTGGCCAATATGCGCTAGTATTGGGTATCTTTGAAAAATTATTAAAAGATGGTAAACCATTAACAGTTACTGGTGATGGAACCCAAGAGCGAGATTTTATACATGTAAAAGATATTGCTCAGGCTAATATACGGTGTATTGCTAATTTTGATGCAAACCCAGATATGTGGAAAGCTCAAGTATTTAATATTGGATATGGACAAACAAAAACTATTAATGAAATTGCTAATACTTTATCAGATAGTATTGTTTATATTAAAAAACCCGCTGGTGAGGCATTAAATAATTTATCAGATAATACTAAATTTAAGTTAGCAACAGATTGGGTTCCAACTATAAATGTGCTTGACTGGATTAAAGAAAAACTATTATAATATAAATAGTTAATTATATTATACACATTAAACCAGAGAGGTTATATGCTAAGTTTTAAAGATTTTCTTGTTGAGAACGAGGAAGAAGGTGCTAAATTAAAGCACATTAAACATCCAGAAGATAGAGTTTTTGAAGGTTCAAATGGATATGCTCATGCTCGAGGTGCATTGCATCATGCGCATGATGCAATTAAATCTGGAGAACATAGCACTAACCTTACCATGAAATACGATGGATCTCCTTCCATCGTATATGGTCATCATCCAGAGAATGGTAAATTCTTTGTAGCCAGTAAATCTGCATTTAATAAAAATCCAAAAATAAATTATACTCACGAAGATATTGAGCAAAACCATGGCCATGCTCCTGGATTAGTTGAGAAGTTAAAAGATTCGTTAGATCATTTACATAAAATTACTCCAAAAAAGGGTGTATATCAAGGCGATTTAATGTTTAGTGGAGATGATAAGAAACATAATGATAATGGATCCGTATCATTTACTCCAAATACAATTAAATATACTGCTCACGGCGAAGAAGCAGATAAAGTTAAAAAAGCAAAATTAGGTATTGTTACTCATACTCAGTATCATGGAGATACCTTATCTTCTATGAAAGCTGATCCTCATCCAGATTTACATAATTTTAAATCTCATGATCATGTTTGGAGTAAAACTCCAGAACATGATACCAAAAACGTTCATTACAGCGAATCCGATCAAGCTAAATTTCAAAAACATATGGATGCCGCTGATAAAATTCATAAAGCGCATAAAGATACTATATATGATTCTACAGCACCTCATGGTGGTGACAGTGGGCATTTAGCGACATATATTAATCATACGGTTAGAACTGGCGAAAAACCTTCTGCAGATGGATTGCAGAATCATATAGCAGGTAAATATGAAAAACAAATTGATAAGTTAAAAAGTGATGCAGGTAAAGCTAGAAAACATACTGAACTGACTAGTCATCTATCTCATATTGCTGGTAATTCTGATCATTATAATCGTTTATTAAAAATGCATGGCCATTTACAGTCGGCTAAAAATATTTTAACCAAAACATTAAATCAACATGAAGGTGGATTAGAACACCATATTGGTGACAAAAGAACTAATCCGGAAGGATTTGTTATTCATCATAATGGAGAACCAACTAAACTTGTTAATAGAGAAGAATTTTCTAAAGCTAATTTGTTAAAGGTACGTTAATGAGCACTAAAAATCCTGTTGTTACTGCTTTTGGTAGAATGAATCCACCTACAACTGGGCACTTACAGTTAATTAATGCTGTTCGTTCTACTGCAGAAAAAGAAAATGCTGATCATGATATTATCGCTTCAGGTAGTCATGATCCAAAGAAAAATCCATTAACTTCAGAACACAAATTAAAACATTTATCTAGATATTCTCCTGGAACTAATTTTTCTGTAGCTGATTCTAAATCTCCAACATTATTACATCATTTATCTAAATTACACGATAAAGGTCATGATCATTTAATTTATGTTGCGGGTTCGGATCGCACAAAAGATATGGAAGAATTAATACATAAATATAATGGAGTGCCGTCTAAACATGGATATTATAATTTTAAAAAGATAGAAGTGCGTTCAGCTGGTCATAGAGATCCAAATGCAGAAGGAACTGCTGGTATGTCTGGAACTAAAATGCGAGAATTTGCTAAAAACAATGATTTTCATTCATTTAGACAAGGAGTTCCATCTCACGTTTCAGATGATCATGCAAAAGAATTGATGAGTGATGTTAAATCTGGTATGAATGTTCATGAATCATATATTCGTGGATTTTTAAACAAACTAAGACTATTTTAAAATGCAAAATAAACAAGCAATTTTTATTATCGGATCTCCTGGATCCGGAAAGGATGTCGTAATTAGAGATATTGCATCTAATTACGGTATTGTAGAATTTACGTCAACTCAAATTGATGAGATGTTGTATAATGACGCAGTATTTAAACGAGCTAAATCGGAAAAACAAGATTCTCTTTTAGAAAGATATTCCATACTCGTTACTGGAAATTTATTCGATCTGGGGTTTGTTATAACTAAAGATATATTAGAAACAATTGGTTATACAACGCATTTAATTGTTGTTGAGGCTAATTTAGGAATTGCTGTAGAACGATTAAAAGATAGAAAAAATTTAAAAGAATCATTGGATAGAATTAGTGTTGGAAATGCAAATAGACAAGCAATTATTAGTTTATTTAACTCTTATATTACTGTGGATAATTCAAAATCATTGGATTTAACTGAATCAAGAGAATTTATTTATGATATTTTAGAAGATTTAACATTTAAATCAGATTTACGTTTAGAAGAAATTGTAAAAATTAATTTGAAGAAAAAGGTTAATAAAATTGTTCCATTAAAACTTCCTGCCGATTCTTCTGATACTAGAAGTATGACTCCAGGAACATGGTCTGTTTATAATGGAGTTGCTGAATCAGTTGAATCGCCTAATTATGATATTTCTCCAATAGCTACTGGTCCTATGCAAAGTACCGCGTCTTCAACAGTTAGTATGCAATCTGATCAAGATAAAGAAAATACTAGAAAAGTGTTGAATAAAATTAAAAAAATAAATTTTAAAAAGGTGGTTCCCCGTGGAATTGGATGAACAAATGCATAATAAATTTACTTCATTAAAGTCTTTATTTAAATCTACTGATCCATCAAAGCATTTTCATGGAACTAAACCTAGAAAATTCTCTACTGGGAAAGATCAAATGGATCCATCTCATGCACAGTTAACTTCTAAATCAAATTCAAATAATGCTCCTGTATCAATGGGATTTAAAGATAAGTTACTGAATCATTATAGAGAAAATTTTACTGAATTAAATGAAGATAACTCAACTAGGATTTACCATAATGCATTATCTGCTAAATCAGCTTATGCTGGAATTAAACTGTATTCAAAATATACTAATCCACAAATATTAAAAAATACTCGTAAATTTGCAAATAGAGAAAAACAGATAACTAAATCTGATAGTGAAAATAAAGCTGATACTGCATTAATGACTACTATAAACAGAGAGCATGAACATAATTATGAAATGCAACATCATCAACAGCATCATCCAGAGCCAGTAGAACCTAGATTAAAACAGCGCGTTTTATCTAAATTTATGCCAAAGAAACCAAATATTTCTAGTTCTGCTATGCATAATTCGCGACAAATTGCACAGAAACAAGATTCATTAGCGGTTCATCGTGCGCCTACTGCTCATGCTGTACATATAGATACAACTCCATCACATTCAATTAGTCATCCAACTCCAGTGCATCCAGTAAAACCAAACAAAACTAAATAATAGGAGATATATAAATGGATTTACAAAGTATTAAAGCGCTTAAATTAGAAAATTCTTTATCTGATATTCAAATTACAGAAGAAATTGAACAAATTGATGAAGTTAGTAATTATGACCAAGTTGTAACTTATTATAGACATTTAGGATTAGATCCATATAAATTGCGTGGAATTACCGGAGCAAAACTTCGCGATAAAATTAAGAATTCTCCTGCATTTAAAGCATGGTTACAATTAAAAAATAGATTAGAAGATGTAGAACAAGATTCAACGAAATCATTAGTTGAAACAATTAAAGATGCTAAGAAAGATAGTATTGGAAAAAAGGCAAAAGTAACATTTTACGGTTATCCAGATAAAAATGCTAAAGTAAGTAATACTGACTTGGAGCAGGCTAATACTCCAAATAATTATCTTAACCAAAATTAAAACTTATTACCTATAAATTATGGATGACTTGACTGAAGATAATTTTTTATTATTTGCTGCAAAACATTATTATTCTGTGCATTATTCTATGACTGAATTTAATTCCGATTTAAAAAGAATAATTTACATTAAACGATTGTTAAAGAAATATAAAAAATCCGGCGAATTAGCTGAACGGTTAATTTTAAATCATTTAATATTATTATATAACGTTTTTGAACCAACTATAGCTGTAAATAAAATGTTGTTTTTTAAATTAGATGATAATTGCTATAGTGCATTAAAAACGTTTTTAGTTTATCTAAATAGAATGCCTACAGAAATTTTGTATGATGGAACTAAATTAATTTCCTCTGATATTCCTTTAGATATGGAAATCGCAAAAATATTAAGAGAATTATGAAAACATTTAAACAATTTTTAGAAGAAGATGGAGAAGGTGCTCCTGCTGCGGTTAGTACCGCTCCAACTAATACTACAAATGGTATAGCAGGACTTAAAGATCCTGGAGTAAAAATGCCAAGAAAAAAACAATCTCCAGTTATGACTGGAACTCCAATAACAAGGGCAGGATAAAATGGATAATAAATATAAAAATAAATTAACTTCTATTATTGAAGATTGCGGTTTTAATAGAACACGTAAAGCTAATCAAAAAGAAATAGAACAAGCTTTATTTGAAGCTACAAAACCTGGATATCCGCCTGAAGAAGCTCAAGATCCAAGTTCAAAAGAAGGAATTTCCAATGCAATTGCTTCTGAATTTTTTGCTCGCTGTAGAGCTCTAGCTACAACTACTCATTTTGCTCATTTAAGTACAGATTCTTTTTCAGAACATTCTGCTCTAACAACTTTTTATGAAGAAATTGTTGAAACTGTAGATAAATTCTGTGAAGCTTATATTGGATTATATGGTAAATTTATTAGTTTGCCTCCAATTGTTGCTGAAATGAAAATCGCAGTTGATGCTATTATAGAATTTAGGGATTGGATTTCTAAAAATAGAGGATTAATTACTGATGATACTTCTATGCAAAATATAATTGACGAATCTGTTGAATTATGCAATACTACAATTTATAAATTACAAAAATTAAAATAACTGGTATTTGTTATGATGACTGTCAAAGAGGCAACCCCGATGATCCATTATAATAATTATAACGATAAAGAAATATTATCAAAAAGTAATATAGCAAAAAGACTTAACTTATTGCGATCTTTAGAAAATTATTCTCATAAACTAGATAAATTACTTGAACAAACATCAAAAATAGAAGATATTTCTCTAAAGGCGGGCAGATAATGGCAGATAATTCAACGTTGCATGATGTAAGAGTCGAAACGTTATCGGAATTAAAAGTTGAAGTTGCAGTCTTAAAACAAGAAGTCGGATTTATTAATAGGCTTTTTAGTAGAATCGAAGACGTAATTGATAAAATCGATACTCAACATGCAGCAGTATTAGATAAAACTACGAAAATAGAATATAACCTTCTTAATACTAAAGATGAATTAGAAGATTTATATAAAATATTAGAAGACTCTGAGAAAAATATTTCAAGTAGAATTAATGCTATTGAGAAGTTATTAACAGAGGAAATTAATTCTATGAATAAAATTTTAACTGATAGAGTTGATAAAAATGAAGCCAAAACTGTAGACCTATTACAATACAAATGGTTATTGTGGGGCGGCGGTGTAGTTGTTTTATGGATATTTTCAAATATTGATATGCTCAAAAAATTATTTGTAATAAAATAATGCTTTACTTTTTTATCTTTTCGTAGTATAATAAGCCTGAATATAAACTTCAGGCTTTTTTATTATGAGCATTTGGATAGATAGAAAATACATTTTAATGTTATCACCTAAGTTGGAACTCTTTAAACAAAAGAATACCAACCTATATACCATGCGTTGCCCATATTGCGGCGACTCTCAGAAAATGAAATCAAAAACTCGTGGATTCGTTTATGCAAAAAACGATAATTATTTCTACACGTGTTTTAATTGCGATAAAGGAACAACTCTTAGATCTTTGCTTGGTTATCTAGATCCTCATCTAGAACAAGAATATATCATGGAAAATTTCCAGGAAAAATTTACTGGAAAGAAAACTAATTCTATTGATAAACCTGCAATTCCAAAATTTAAAATTCAAGATAAAAAAATAGATTTACCTACTATTGCTGATTTAGACGACGATCATATCGCCAAAAAGTATATCTTAGATCGCAAAATACCAGAAAAATATCTTAAATATTTATTTTTTACTAATGATTTTAAGGCTTTTGTCGAATCGGTTTCTGATAAAAAGCTTGATCAAACTGGTCCAAGGGTAATTATTCCATTTTATTCTCGATCTGGAGATTTAGTTGCATTTCAGGGAAGAGCTCTTGATAGTTATTCCATGAGATATATAACAGTAAAGATTGACAGGGAACAAGAAAAGATTTTTGGGCTGGATAAAGTTGATCCAATGAAGCTGATTTATGTTGTAGAGGGTCCATTCGATTCTTTATTCCTACCAAACGCGATCGCAACTGCAGACTCAAATTTGGCCGCTGCAGCTAATGTGTTTGATAAGAGTAAGTTGATACTAATCCCTGACTGCGAGCCTAGAAACGCGAACATCGTTAAAAATATCGGGAAGTTTATTAAGAATGGGTTCTCTGTTTGTTTATTACCAGAATCATTTGGGGTCAAGGATATTAATGATGCAATAAAAAATGGCTTGACGCAGGAGGAATTATTAGTTATAATAAGTAATAACACCTTCTCTGGGTTACGAGCTGAACTGGAATACTTAAATTGGAAGAAAATATGACAACTAAAATAGAAAAAATTAATGCTAGCGAAGATGGAAATACGAAATTCCTTATTGATGGTCTAGAATACATGAGAGTTAGTGGCATTTGGTTTAGATGGGATAAATATCAGGTAAAATATATTCCAGAAGATAGACCGGAATTGGAAAGTTTATATTTGGAGACTTTTGGAAAATGATTCATTCTAATTTACGAAAAACTCCGAATGAATAAATAATTTATTTTGGAGATATTATGTTTTTACAAAATAAATATACAAATTTTTATTATGCTATTATTGCAAATTCAAAACACCGGGATTTACCTCAATATTATGAAAAGCATCATATTATACCGAAATGTTTAAATGGAAATGATTCTATTGATAATATCGCGAATTTAACTGCTAGGGAACATTTTATTTGTCATTTATTATTGACTAAAATGGTAGAAAATAATTCTGGGATTAAATTCGCTTTACATATGATGACGAATGTTAATGGAAATCAACAAAGAAATTATAAAATTAATTCTCGAATATATGATTATATTAAAAAGTTAAATTCAGAAGCTTGTTCTGAACGTAATCGTAATAGAGTATATACAACTGGAAGAAAAAAATATTTTAATACAATTATTGGAAAATATGAATTTTTTAATGACGGGGATATTATACCAGAAAGTTATACTAAAGGTTGGAATGCGGATTTTAAAGTAAATATATCATCTAAAAATAAAGGTCGAGTATATTACTATAATCCAGAAACTTTTGAAACTAAAGCATTTACTGCTGAACACACTATTCCTACTGGTTGGATAAAAGGTAATCCAAATGCCGATACATCAAGCGTTACGCAAATAAAAGGAAAAAAATATTTCCATAATCCGCTAACTTACGAAGAAAAACGATTAGATTTTTGTCCAGATAAATGGGTTAGTGGTAGAATATTTGTTTGGATTACAGATGGTAAACAAAATTTACAATACAATAAATATGAATCTATGCTACCTGGATTTAGATATGGTAGGACTAACATGAAAAAAGGAAAATAAATCTATGATAAAAAATGATTATGGTATTAAAGTTAAAATGATTGCAGATTCATTTTATGATTTTGATAATAGAATCTGTACTCTTCAATTACGGTATCATCGATTTATTCATCAAGAAGTATTAACGCATCGAGTATTTTCTAGATCTGCATCTAGTTCTAGAGCAATTCCAATTAGTAAAATTATTTCTCAAGTTTGGAATGATCCCGCAATGCCAGTTTATTGGGGAGCTAATGTTTCTGGGATGCAAGCTAATGAAGAATTAACTGGATGGAAATTATCTGCTGCTAAATTTATTTGGAAAACTTCAGCTAAAGTTGCTTGTATTTTTGCTTATGGATTTGATAAAATTGGATTACATAAACAAATTGGTAATAGAATTTTAGAGCCATGGCAATATATTAATGTTATTGTTACTTCAACGGAATGGGATAACTTTTTTGATTTAAGAATTCATCCGGATGCCCAGCCTGAAATTCAAACTCTAGCTAAAGCAATTTATGATGCTATTCAATCCAGTGAATCTGTTGAAAGGGAACACGCTGAATGGCATTTACCGTACATTACTGATGAAGAACGTAAATATTATGATGAAGAAGATTTATTAAAAGCTTCAACAGCTCGTTGTGCTAGAGTTAGTTACAGCAATCATGATGGTAGTGCTGCTAATTTAGCAAATGATATTATATTACACGATAGATTGGTTGGTTCGGTTCCAATTCATGCTAGTCCAGCTGAACATCAAGCAACTCCAGGAGATCCATCATATTGGTATCGTAACTTTAGAGGCTGGATACAGTATCGCGATAGAGTAGAACAAAAATTAAATAAATTTAACGCAGAGGATCACCAATATGAGTTCCAGCTTGAATTACATAACAGCTATTAATGTTCAAAAACAATATTATTATGATTTAAATTTTAAATCTGATTTGGATCAAAAAATGATTGAACAACAAGAGTTTAAACAAGTTCAATTACAAAATAAATGTCATAATGATAATTTAGTGTACGATCCATATTGGATTAATGGAGTAAATTATCATGCATCATTAAGTAAACACAATTATATTAGATAGAGGAAATTATGAGTAAAGTTGAATTAAAAGATTATGAAGCATTTGTCCAATCAACAATTTCACAACCATCGTCAATTTTTGGTATCTTGGAATCAAGGTTAAGTGAATTAGATGGTAATAAATTAGGAATTTTAATTCCTGAATTATTAACTGCTTCTTTTGGTTTAACTGCTGAGGCAGGTGAATTTACTGAAGTTGTTAAGAAAATCGTATTTCAAGGTAAACCGCTAGATGAAGATAATATTTTTCACTTGAAACGCGAATTAGGTGATATTTTATGGTATGCAGTTGTTGCTTGTAACGCATTAAATATTACGTTAGAAGATGCTATTGTAATGAACGTCGAGAAGTTATCTGCTAGATATCCGCAAGGTTTTGATATTATTAAATCAGAAGTTAGACAAGAAGGTGACGTGTAATGGGTAGAGCAATTATTGAAGCAGGTTTTGTTTTAATATTGTATTTTTTGATTATCGGAATTGTTTGTCCGTATCTAGTTTCGGCTAGAGATGACATTGAAGTAATTTCTGGTTTTGTTTTAATTGTATTAACTGCTGCAACAGTACCATCTGTTGTAAAATATATTTTTAGAGACGTTAAATGAAAAAATTATTATGGTTGTTAGTGATTCCATTCCTTGTTGC